TTACCCAAAAAGACAAAGTGATATTACTGGAACTAGAAGTATAATTCCAACCTGAGTTAGCTATATCTTGTGCTTCTATAATGGTTTGAATCCAAATAAAATCACCACCACCAGCACCACTTGTTTGATTTCCATTTGTTACTTTTAATGCTTTTCTAAAACCCGAAATATATGGTGAAGTTCCACTTGCGATATCAACTTGTGCTTGTGTTGGAGATTCATCTGTGCCACTATTTATTACTTTAAACCTATCAACAGTATAATAACCAGAAGATGTAGATGACGTTCCACGTTGAGCCACTTGCATAGCTCCGTTGATTATTAAATTACGATTAGGTTTATTAGTAATATTAGCAGTACACGTTCCATCAGATGCAAGGGTTAAAGCATCAGCCGAACCACCTGTATGCCTGATACTATTAACAATTAATCTACTGGTCATAATTTATGGTTTTGGGTTAGCGTCTTTAACCGCTTTGTTGTGAATAGCAAAGCTACCTGTTGCATCTAGTTTACCAGCAATAATATCATCGTAAATCATTGCCATTTGCTCGCTTGTTGGTGCGTAAGTTGTAGAACCTGTCTCTGTTCTTTTGTTAATATAATCTTGTTTTGCAAATTCAGTTTCAACTGCGTCTAAATCTATAGAAACATCATTTCCAGATTCGTCTTGAGCAGTATAAGTTTTCCCGTCATACTGTATAACTGCTACATTTGCATATAATTTTGAGATAATATCTTCTTTTTGTATTGTCATACTCCTACCTCTATTAAAGTAAGTATTACAGGTTGATAACTTGGGTCTGCTGGAATATAAAAATTATCAGAGCCAGCTAATCTTGCCATTCTTATGTCATAGGTTAATTGTGAAGTAGAATTTGGTGAGTCTAAGTGATGAATTGCCCAATTACCTTGTGCGGTGTTGGTATGCGATACTACTGTAAAACGACCGACACCTGAAGCGGCAGCGGGTGCTACAGTACTGCCTCCTCTAAAAATACTTATACCGCCAGCAGTACCACCAATAATATAATAATTACCTGATGCAATAATTAAAATTTTACTGCTTGTTGCTGAAGGTGTAATATTTGCTGTTAATCCCGAAACTTCAAAATAAGTACCAGTACTAGATGAAACTGTTGTTCTTGTCTGTGTTGATACATGAACAGTTTGAAGATGTTTTCCTGTGGCTGTGGTGCTAGTTAAAAGTGTTGCATCTGCTGAATCAGGTAATGTAAAAACTCTGTTATTAGCAGAAGAAGAGGGTGCTTGTAAGCTGAAAGACCCACCACCTGATGATGGATTTAGTTGAATTTTTCCTGTCATGGTTTAGGATATTTAGCTTTAACAGCAGCAATATGAGTGTGCCAAGTTGCAAACTTTGTTTTTAAATCAGAATCAGCATCTATCGCTTTAAATAACATGTCTAACTGATTACCGATTGTGTCATATATGGTATCTGTTGTACCATCAGCACCAGTTCTTTTTGACTTATATGCTATCGCTGCTGCTGCTGTATCTAACGCAGTTCTAGCTGCTGCCACCTTTGTATCGTCAAGTGTTACTGAAGCTCCGTCAGCATCAAAAGCACCAGCAGAATCATCTATAGAAACAACAGGTTTTGCTTCTGATTTGTAAGCTTCGTAAATAGCTTCGTGATCTAAGGACATAATTAACTAGGTTTGGGGTACTTGTCTTTAGTTACTTTGATAGTAGCTTTCCAAGCATCTATACCATTATGATAGATGTTATCAAGCTGATCTTCAATAGAAGGATATTCGTTAGCTCTATTAATTTTATACAATTCTGCTGCTTTCCAAGCTGTATAAGCAGTATTTAGTTCATCATCTGTAGGTTGTGAATCAGGGTTGCTAGAATCCCATTCAATTATTTTATGAGGTGTACAACTTTGATCTAAAGTGAAAGAATTAGCTTTTAGCCCTAGTTGCTCTATTGCTAAATAAATGTCAGTATCAGAATTTATTGCCATAATTACGCCTCCTTAAATATTTTAACAACTGTATATATTTCTACACTTTGGTTACTCTGTACACCTCTTCCATTATTTGATTTAGTTGCTGATGATCTTTGTCTTATTTCATAATCTGTAGAAGTACTAATAGTGACCCTACAGAATAAAAAACTTCTATTAGCAACGTTACCTTCGTTAGCATTAGCATATTCAGCAGTACCAAAAGCAATATCTGCTTGCGTTCCTGATGTTTGATAAAGTTTAATATTATATTGATCTACTTTATAAGCAGGGGCAGATGCTTCAATAAAATAGCTTCCAGCTTGAAGTGTAAATTTATTACTGCTTATTGAAACTATACCATCGGGATCTAATAACTCTGTATTTAAATCTCTTGTGTACCAAGCACCATTAGTAAGAGTACCACTATCAGTATTTTGAGATTTTTGATCACAAATAATTGCATAACTCGCAAATTTACCTCCAACACCGCTTGCAAGTTTTCCAGAAGTTACAGCATTTGAAGCTAACGTGTCGGCATCTACTGTCCCATCAGGTAAGCCCCCAACTGCAAGTCCTGTAACTACTCCTGTGTTTCCGTTGATTGATACTGGCATTAGACTATAGTGAACACCGATCCAGAGGGTATAGTTAAAGTATAGGTCGCCATTGAAAAAGGACCAGCAGCTAAACCATTTTTATTATTACCAATCGTAATATTGCCTGCTGCTGCTATCGGGTTTTGAAATATACCGTCAGTTTCACCGCCAGCCGATATTGCATTAGTAGATGCAGCCGTTATCCTTCCCTGTGCATCAACAGTAATAGCTGGTATTGCGGTTGCAGAACCATAACTCCCTGCACTAACAGAGGTATCAGCAAGTCCAGCAGCTTGAGCTTTAGTTAATCCCATTATGCTCCTACCTCCATAAGAGTAATTGAACTGCCACCACCAACAGAAGTTGAATAGCCGTAACGATTAATGTAAAAAGTTCCATCATCAGTTTTTCCATAAACTTTAATAGTTGTTGCACTTGTTGTATTTGATGTATATAAAAAATTATTAGGAATTTGATCTATGTCATATTGTGCGCCTGACGGGTGGTTTATAGCTGCAATCAAAGCACCGCCATTAGTAACATTTGCATTTGTAGCAGCAGTAATTTCGCTGGAACCATTGTATAGTCTAAAAGATACTGAATTAGTACTAGAACAACCGACACTAAGTTGAGTTAGGATTAAAATTTTATTTGATGTACTGCTTGGTGTTATTGTTGCAGATAAACCAACATCAACATAACTTGTGCTAGTTGAAGAAAAAATTGTTGTGTAATAGGTTTGAACAACTTGAAGAATTTTACCTCCTCCAAATCCAGTTGCCGTACCAGAACAAGTAGCGTTAGCAGGGAAAGTTGCATTTCCTGATCCATCAAAAGTAATCGCATCTGCTGAAGCAGAAGTGGATCGTATTGCGTTGGTTATCAGTCTACTCATGCTCCTACCTCCTTAACTGTTAAAAAACATGGTGCTGAACGAGCATTATAATCTCCATTACCGCCAGAACCTCCAAAAAACATGGCTCCACTCGTTCCAGGGTTTGTGGTCTTAACTTGTAGTTTATAAATTATTGCATTACCTAATGAATAGCTTGGACTATCTAAATATTCAAAAGCAAATGTTCTTGTATTTGCAAGAGGACTGCTAGTATCAAAACGTCCTATACTCATATCTATAGAAGATCGTGTTTCGGCATTGTACAGGTCTCCAATAATAAAAGTATCATCATAACTTCCACCAGCTATTGACCTGTTTACTCTGCAATGAATATAAGCTTGATCTCCAGTTGATCCTGTAATTCCTGTTGATGTAATAAGTATTTTACTAGATGCTGCTGTAGGAGTAATAGTTACAGTCATATCTGTTATATCGACAAAACTTGTACTTGATGTAGAAAAACGATTTTTTTTAACTGTTTGTACAACTTGAAGAATTTTACCTGTACTTGAATTAGAAGTAAGGATCGTTCCATCAGCATCACCAGGTAAGGTAAGGGTACGATCAGATGCAGGGTTAGAACTAGGTGCAGCTAATATAACTCCATTTCCACCGCTATGTAATAACTTGATTTGGCTCATGCTGCTATCTCCATAAGAATTAATGAAGACGTACCTGTAATATGTTCAAGAGCACTTGTTGTGTAGGGTCTATTAATAAGAATTGGTTTACTACTATCAAAAACAAAAACATACATTTTATAATCTATTGCTAATGCTGTACCAGGATTATCTATAAATTGTGTTGACCTGCAATCTGTATGTGTTGCTATGTTTTCATCATATACCCCACCTACTGCTCCTCGATTTGCAGAACCTGCTGCATCACCTAAAGCATCAGACTCAGCATAAGCACCACCATTAATACTTCTCATTATTTTAAAAGCTGCACCTTCTCCAACAGCTTCATTACCAGCACATAAAGTAGCCATAACTAAAATTTTATTAGATGCTGAAGTTGGTGTAATTTGTTTAGTAATAGGACTAGCATGCCAATTTTGTCCAGTAAACTGTGTTGTAGTAGCAGTATAAAGAAAAGACTGTGTTTGAATAATTGATCCAGAACCTAATTTTGATCCTGTTGCTGCTCCATCAGCCAAAGTTGCTGAAGTTACAGAGCCAGATGGTAAACCACCAGCAGATAAACCTGTTATTGTTCCGTTTCCGTTTAATACTATTGGCATAATTTACCCCCTAGACAATAACATAGCGTGAACCTGACGGAATGGTAACTGTTACTCCACTTGCTACTATTATATCCCCTGCACTAACTCCTGACTTGTTTGTGGTCATAGTATAATTATTTGAAATTGTTAGCGAGTTTTCTGTAATGCAACCATCAGCAACTTGTGATGAAACTCCTGTAAGACCTGATCCATCTCCAGCATAGGCTGTTGCTGTGCAAGTCCCTGTGATTGTAAAACCACCTGATACTACTTCTGCTTTTGTTGCACCCCCAAGCTGTAATTTTAAACTTCCTGTACCAGCATCATTAATTATTGAGTCAGCATTTGAATGATAAATCTCAAGATCATTCCCTGCTCCAAATCTAATTTTTTGGTTATCCCCTAAATCTATATTTGTAGCCAGATCCGTACCGACAATAGTTCCATTAACAATCTTTGCACTTGTTACTGTATTGTCACCAGGAGTTCCAATCGCAATCGTAGCTCCCATATTAACAATGAAATATGTAGCACCATTAGGAGGAGCAGAGTCAAAGATAATATCAGTACCACTTACAACATATCCATCTGTCATATCTCCCTGCCCAGACCCATCATTGGGTTGTTGCATAACACCATTTATAGATACCCTCAATATTTCTGCATTACTTGGTGTTACTGCTGTGCTTGTCCCTTTAGTAACTAACTTAAATCTATAAGCAGATCCGTTAAATGTTGCAGAACCACCACCTGTTCCAGAAGATGATGCAATGTCTAATAAATCTGCTGTTCCTGTAGCTGCTGCACCACCGATCTCACCCCAAGCACTTCCGTCATATCCTTCAAATTCTGATGTCTGACTATTGAATCTGAACATACCTCCAGAGGGAGATCCTGGTCTTTGTGCAGTTGTACCAGAAGCAACATCAATAGCTCCTGTTCCTGTCATCAAAATATTGTCACTAACAGTAAACGTACCAGTAACATCCATATTTCCACTAACACTCAAGCTAGATAACAAAGTTCCTGTAGCTGTAGCTGAGTTCGTCTGAACAGCATTACCCATCAACGAGTGTGAACTACATTGATAATGGATAACCATTGGAGTGGTATCTGCTATAACGATTTGTGTATAAGCACCACTAGAACCAGGTGTTCCGCTTGTCGTTACATTGGTTGTATAAGCTGTGGTTTTATTAGACTCAAGATAAAAACGTAAAGGATGACCACTATTAGTACCATCTGATTGATCAAACTTATAAGTACGACCTGGTGTGAGACTTAAAAATGGTGATTCTTTGCCATCAATTACATAACCATTACTAGATCCACTTCCGTTATATCTATGGGCTGCTGTTTTACTTGCAACTGTAACTGTAAAAGTTTTTACCGATCCAGTATAAGTTGCATGGTGAGAAGCAAATCCTCTTATATTTCCATCATTGGTAAGAGTTAATGTTCCTGTAAAACTAGGATCTGCATTTTGACCAGGAGCTACCCAACTAAGAACACCAGAAGCATTACTAGATAAGACATACCCACTTACTCCTGTATCAGCAGAAGGTAATGTCCAGACAACATTTGATGAAACTGTAGCTGGAGATTTAAAACCTACATAATGTGATGAATCACTATCTAAATATCTAAATTCTTTTTGAGCAGAAACAGAAATATGTTCACTACTTGTCCATGAATCTGTGCTATTTACCCAATTAAATGTTTTATCTGTAGCTCCTTTTAGCGTTAATCCACCGCCATCAGCAGTCGTATCAGTTGGAGTTGATACCTTACCAAGAGTAATATTCTTATCTTCTACATCAAGATTGGTTGTATTGATTGTGGTTGTCGTACCACTAACAGTTAAATCACCAGGAATTGTGACAAGACCAACAGAACTAATTGTTAACCTTCCAACTCCAGCAGTACTAAGGGTTAAGGTATCTGATCCACCACTTATTCCTGTATTTGGATCGGAATTAAAACTAAATGATGGAGCAGAAGCAGATCCGTCAGGTGCTTTACTTAATAAATTTGCATATGTAATCTTATTGTTTGAGCCTGTACCACCACCACTTACATCAACAATAGCCAACACATCAGTACTAGCTGGTGCGGTTAATGCGGTTAATTCTGATATTTTTTTATTTGTCATAATTAGAATTTAATAATATACATTAGAGCTACGTTTCTAGGTCTTGCTTCTGTACCGCCTGATGTACCAAGTGATATGCCTGTGGAGCTAGATCCAGTTGTAATTGATGATTGACTTCCTGAGTAGCCTAGTTGATAAGATTGACCAGAACCAAGTGTAACAGCAGTTGAGCCAGAACCACCACTTAAAGCAAGTCCTCTCTGAGTATGAGAGTGACTTGGATCAGTAACAGAGTGAGTATGAGATTCGTTTTGGTCTGATTGTGTACTACCAAAGGATCTACTACTATCAATACCTCTACTATTATCCCAACCTCTTATGAACTCTCCTCGTAAATCTGGCAGTCCAAAAGTAGAACTTCCATCTCCAGTACCGAATGTAGTTCCTATTGCAGAAAATAATTGTGCATAAGTAGAACGAGATACGTTTGCACCATTACATTCTAAAAATCCTGTAGGAACAGTAGAAGATGCGTGTGTAATCACAGCACCAGAAGGAACACCGCCTACTTTCGCCCAAGCCGAACCATCATACCCTTCAAATTGCGTAAGCGTAGTATTGAATCTAAAATCTCCTGTCACTCCTGATGGTCTTTGTGCTGTTGTTCCTACTGGAACTTTTATTTTTCCAGTACCCGATAAAACAATATCTCCAGCAGAAGTTACAGTTCCAGAAAAGGTAGGGGATGCTTTAGTTGCAAGTCCAAGATTAGTTGCATCTGTTAAATCTCCTAAAGTAAGCCAACCATTATTTGCACTATTTCTTATCTTTAATAAATTTGCAGAAGTATCAGCCCATATTTTATAAGCAACAGTAGTTGTTGGTGCATTAGAACCACTATTTGATGATTGAATGTCCCCAAGACAAGTATTTAAATCTGATCTAAAAGTTGCTCCTACAGCATTTCCAATATCAAAATCATGCGTATTACTCATTTATGTAACCTCCTTTCCAAAGCCTGATGCAGCCCATACAAATGATCTTGCGACTGCCCCACTACCATTTTTAAAAGTGACCTGAAATCCTGTCCTACTTATATTAGCAAGCTCAAAAAAATCACCTGATTGTTGAGTTGTTGGAGTCACTACGACTTGAGGTGTGTTCTTAAATGGATTTGTGAAAGATACAGTATATTGTGACGATCCAGTAGTTATTGGAGTCGAGATAGATTCTGTTCTTCCTTGTAATTCTAGTGTAGCTCCTAATTGAGTTACAGCTATATTTTGGTTTGTGTCATTACTTGTTAATATTGCCTTAAATTGAAATGCTCTTCCAGTAATTAATACATTACTAAACTCTTTATAAGCACTCCAAGTTGGAGAGCCAGAAGGATTGTCATTAGTTGATCTTACATAAACAGCAGCATTACAAGCTGTTGCTTCTGTTAACCCACCAACAGCATCTATATATCCCCAAGTATCAATTAAATCTGTTCTATCATCCCACAAACTATTTAATATAAAGTTACTTGCTTTTAAAGTTTTTCTTAAATTAACATCATAAGGCTGTGTTAAATCTACTGAATTTGCAAAAACATATTCTCCATTTGTTGCTGAAGCATTACTCGTGACTGTAAGTTTTAAAGCATCTAAAGCAGAATCATAAACTGTATTAGTTTTAGATCCTGAAAAGTTTGGAGTATGTTCATCAACAGTTCCTACTACAAGTCTTTCTTGTGGTGCTGGAAGATTAGTTGTAACTCTAGTATTATTCCAATCTGAATCATTAGAACCAGGTGCAGGCGATTGCCTTCCTCCATCATCCTCAAATTTAATTAAATAAGTTCCTTCTAATAATGGGACAATTTTTTGAGTTTGGTTTCCAGCAGCAGCAACCACAATCTCTTGTGCATCTTTCCATTGTGCAGCAGAAGATAAAGAAGAATGTCTGATGAGGGTCTTTCCTCCCAGCAACACGTCCAATTCTGTGGCACGATTCCAGCTTAAAATTGCACTTGATTGATCTATTGGTAATAGACTTACCCCACTTACATTTGAAGGCAATGCAGTTTTTCCAACAGCAACAAAAAATGGATCTGCTGGTTTTGTAGGAAGTGTAGATCTCAAACCAGAAGAACTGACACTATAAACTTCTATTTCATAATTACCAGCAATCGTATCTAATATTTCATAACTTTTAGAGCCTTCAACTGATCTTGATGTATAGTTTCCATTTTCAAGTCTCCATCTTACATAAGCATTATCAGTAGAAGTAGTCCAACTTACAATAATTTTTACTCTTGCGATACCAGTATCTTCATAAATAACTTCTTCTGCTGTAACTCCACTTGGAGATGAAGGAGCTATATCTAAATTAGTAATATCTCTTGTTGGTAAGGTGATACCACTTTCAACGTGTGCATATTTACCAGCATTGTATTCACTTGCAGTAATTGTATAAAAAGCTCTATCTTTTTCTTCTATTGATAAAACTCTCCAAGTGCTTGTAAGAATATCTGTTGTTTGATAAATCCAAACACTATTAGTTTGAGGTGCAGAAGTAAAAGCACTTGATACTGAGATTACACTTCCTGATATACCACTAACAGGTTTATTTTCTACTGAACCATCAGATAAAATTGCAGATAAAGTAGAACTTACAGAAAAAGAAAGACCTGTTATATCATCTACAGTTATAGCTGTTGTTGTTGCACTAACAATACGACCACCTCTTCTTTCCCCTGCTCTCATTGGATCTGCAACTTCTATAACTTGTCCAGGTCTTACAAGAACCCCTGCATCTATAGCACAACTAAATGTAATTACCTCACGTTCTACATTACTCATATAAAGCATCCACTTCGCTAAACGAGAAGCTTGACCTCTTGAGGTGCAAGCAAAACTATCTATATTTTTAACGATTGAGCCATACCTAGCTTGGTTTGCGGTATCAATTTGCTCTACATAATTTACATCTCTAAGTTCTAAATCTAAATATTTTGCAATAACAACTGTTGGTCTTGCCTTTTGACTTGTGTTTGAATAGCTAAAACCAGGTTCTAATACATTTGCAAGTGTAAATAAATAACTTGAATCTTTTGGTGAATCTTGTGCAATAGTTAATGCACCAGCACTCCAGAATGGCATTGATCTAAAGACGCTACACATTTGATTTATTACGTTATAAGCTTCCTGTTGATTTTGAATTGCAACATTACAATTAAATCTAGGCTCTGTTGAACCTGTACCAGTTCCGTCATCTACCTGTTCAGCACAGTAAACTGATGCTGCATAAAAGCTAAATTTATCTAAGCTTGATTCTTGTAAATGAGAACCCAAACCATACCTGTCAGAAGTTAAGAGATCGTATAAGCACCAAGCTGGATCGCTAGTAAATTGAGCAGCACCAAGAGTTCCGTTAAAAGTTCCTGAGTAGTTTAAACTTCCGTCTGCATTTACTGAAGTGACATTATGTGGAACTTTTACCTTGATTCCCTTTACTAAATATTTTCTAGTTGGGATAGAACTAAATTGTTCAGCATCAACTTTTAATCCAACAAGTGCTGTGTTTGCATATGTTCTTTGGTCATATTTTATTTCTACATAATTATTAAATTGAAAAGCATTTACTAATTTACTAGATGCACTATCAGCAGTAATCCTTGTGACCTTTATATTTACAGGAAAAGCACCATCCAAATTTATTAAATAATCACGCAAATAAGTATCAGGAGTTCTTCCTGTGATTTTACCAGCATTACCAGAAACAACAGTTGAATATGAACCACCACTATATTGAACAGCTATTTCAAGTTGCACTTCTGTTCCAAAAATATCACCCTTGTCACTAAACTGTTGCAGTTGAGGAACTGTTATTTGTACTGATACTGCATCAACAGTAGAATCTGTAATCTGTATTACTTTAGGTGTTGACTGTGGAACTGTAGAAAAGCCTGTTGCTTTGGTTGTCGCAACATCTCTTGTTATAGGAATTGTTGTTTGATTTGATGTTCCTGTTCTTGCTTCAAAAGTTACATCTTTAAAATTAAAAGTACCATCAGCAGCTTGTAGTGGTGTGTTGTTTAAAAATATAGATTTTGCACCATCTTCAAGTCCTTGTATCTCGCCTTCTCCTATAAGATCTAAAACTCTAGCAAAACTTTTTGAGTCTAAATTATCTTTTGCTTCGGTAGGAGTACCACCGCCTCCTCCACCGCCTTTTCCTCCTCCACCGCCAGAACCAATAATTTTACTCATACTTCCACCTGTTCATTTGTGATATTTGCAGAGATCACCACAGATCCAGTCATGGTACGTCCGTATATAACAGGAACGGCAACTCCCGCTTTTGATGTGTTTTGGATGCCACTAAAATTAAACGACCTTCTAGGATCTTGGTTGCTTTCTGGGATAGTTTCTACAGGTGTAAGCATTTGACTTATACCATTCAAAACAAGAGAAGCACCAATCACAGATGTTATTGTTCCTACCTTCGTTAGAAAGCCACCAGCCACAGCAGTTTGACCAAAAAAACTTGTGGTTCCAAACATACCAGCACCAGGAAACATGAAACTAGCTCCAATCAATGCAGCACCTAATAATACTTGACCAAAATTTCCTCCAGCACCTCCAACTACAGGAACAATTTTTATATCATTAGTTCCGCTTGGATAATGTAATTCTTTCTCCTCAAGTTCCCAATTATCCAAAATAACTTTGTAATGTCTATCAGACATATGTTTTTCTAACTTAGGAAAATTAACGACTAAAAATCTTATCGCTTGTGCAGCATTATTAACTTCAGCCTCAAAAGTCTTTTGACCTAAAAACTTTGCGAGTTCTCCGTATAGCTTAATTTTACGCAGCATAACGAATCCTTTTACCTGTGCATTTTAGCAGCCATTCATCTAATAGATCACGACTTGATAATCTATTTTGTAAATGATGCAAAACTGTTTGCTGTCCTAAGTAAACACCAATATGATTTAATCCGCTACTACTTATTGACATTAATAATAAATCTCCATACCTTAAATCTTCTTCTGGTAACAATTCACGAAAGCCTGTTTTTGCAAAACAATCTGCAAACATTGGATTTTTTATAAACTCTTCTGATGAATTTGGTCTTACCCAATCTATAAGTTCTATGTTTAATTCTTCTTTATACCAATCTCTACATAAACTCCAACAATCAGTAACACCCCAAACCCATTGCCTACCAATCAAAGGAGCTTTATAACCACAAGGCTCGCAATATCCCCATTGTTTAAGATTAGGTTGGATTATCCACCATTTTAAATTAGATTTTTCACAAGCTACTTTATCAGCTTCGCTTGGATTTGGACTTGTTACAGGATGACTATGAACAACACCAATTACTTCTCCTTGATCTTCTGCTTCTATCCAATCTTCTGGTGACAAGATGAATTGATCTGTAGGTTCTGTTGCTAAATTTTGACAAGGAAAATATATCTCTTTCCCTTTTTTTACAATCAACAGACCACAAGATTCTTTAGGATCTGCTTGTATTGCGTGTTCAAGTGCTTCATCTTGCCACATTAGAAAAACGTACCTATACCAGGAAAATCATCAGGTAACACCTGTCGTTTTGGTAATCTAACTCCATGAACGTCAGAACTTGCAGCAAGTTCAAATTCAACTACTAACCTATTTTCTGATGATTTACGATCTATTAAAAATATTTGCGTATCAAAAGTAGCTGTAGGGTCTGGAGTACCAAATGGATTTATACCTGATTCCATATCTATTGCACTACCACTTTCTAATAAAATATTTGAACCATTTTCTAATAAAATTTGACCTCCAGCAAAGTTTGTATTATCAATATATCTTTGTAAAGTTCTGAGTCTTGTAACCTTTGCACCTTCTAATCCTTGTGGAAGTGTTAGTAATATTGTTGTTATTGTTCCTAAAATATTAGATATTTTTAAAGTAGGTCTTGGTGTTTGCTTACCGTTATACTCAAAACCTTCAGCTTCTATCGGCATCCGAGTATATTCAAGATTATTAAAAATTATATTACTGTTTTCATTTGTATTAGTTCCATTATGAAAATAGTAAGTCTGCGAAACTCCATGCATTGTTGTGTTTAGCTCAAGCTGAAAAAGCTCAACAATATTACTTGGATTAGGTTTTTGTAGTTCTGCTACAGGTATTGCCATCAGGGTTCAAATACTTCTCTAAACTTAACTGTAATTGTTGCAAGGTTAGGATAAGGTATGGTTTTCTTTCTATTCAATGCACGATATTTAGAAGTAGATGCCTCGTCAGGTGCTTGCCAATTAAAATAGTCTCCGTCTGAAATTCGAGCATCAAGGAAAGTTTCTATGGTATCACTTTGTGCTTCTGTTATATTTTCAAAAGTTATATCAAAAACTTTAGGATTTATATTTAAACCAAACTTTATTACTTGCTCATAACCATCTTGGAATCTTGTTCTAGTAACAAAAGGTTCTACAGTTTTACTGATACCATAAACAGGTTCAATTGTTGGAAATGTTTCAGCCATTAACTTAATAACCCTCCTGGTCTTTTTTGTTTAATAAGTTCTGCTTGTACAACAGCACCTAACATCCTTCCAAGTTCTGCTGATTGTTGTGAATTACCTTCAACAGAAGACCCAGAAGCATCTACATTTACAACTATATTACCAACTCCTCCAGAAGCTTGTACTCCAAGTTTGCCGTTAGCACCACGTTTCAGAGGCATGATAGCTTCTGCCCCTGCCTCCCCAGCTAAAGCTGCTCCATTGGCAAGAGGCATAAGGGTTGGTCGATCTATTATTCCTCCCATTGCATAGGGTACGATTTTGTTTTTAGCAAATACATTACCCATAGCACTTGGTACAATTTCACCACCGCTAACAACACCACCATTCGCTAAACCAGGAAATAAGAAGCTAAATAAAGGTTTGGTTATAGCTGCCCTGACAAACATCCTTGTTAAATCAGCAATAATAGATCTTGCTAGATCACTAAAATTAAGTTTTCCAGTAGTAACAAATTTAACTAACGCATCTTCCATTCCTTTAAAAGCATTTACAACTGCATTTTCAGCTTGATCTGCGAACTTAAATGCACTTTCAGCAAATGATTTTAATGGTGATTTATTACTGTCTCCTAAATCAGCTAAACCTTTTGTAATTTTACCTTCTTGATCTTCTGTTTCCTCGCCTTGTAATTTTGCTAATTTATTTAAAGCACTATCTAATTGTGTATTTAATCTTTTAATAACTTTACTATCATTTGAACTATCTATTCTTCGTTTTAATGACTCAATATTTTTTTCTGTTTTAGCAATAGCATTACCTAAACCAATACCCATAAATTTATTAAAGGCAACTATTGCATCAGTAATAGCACCAACAATATTAGTAAATACTCTTTGAAATTCTGCTCCAATAGGCTGCAATATCTGACCAACTGCATTTTTAAGACGATCCATTGTTGTCTGCAATCTTTGCCCTGCATCAGCAGATGAATTAGCTACTAATTCTGCTGTTTCTGCAAAGTCTATGTTTAATTTTTTAGCAAACTTCATTATTTGGTCTAAACCAACAGTTCCATCTCTCAAGTCTTTCTGTAATTTCTGCAAACTACTATTATTAGCATCTGCAAATTTAACAACAGCACCAGCTAATCTTTCACCTAACTGACCTTGTAGTTCTTCTGCCGATACTTTACCTTTACCAAAGATCTGCGACATAGCTCTGATCGCAGATTGTACATCTTCTGCATTACCACCAGTAGCTTTAATAGCGTTTGAAACTCCAGTAAATACTTCTTCTGCATCTTCTATAGTTCCTCCAGAACCTAAAACAGAAGCAGCTAATGTTGTGAACTGTTTGGTGGATGCTTTTAGTGGTACATTTAATTTCTTAGATGTTGTTGAAATAATATCTAAACCTTTAACAAAATCAGCATTATTCTTAGTAACACCTTTTAAAGCAATTTCTAACTTTTGTATTTCTGCTGCATATGAAGCAGATTCGCCAGCAAAAGAAGCTGCGCCTGCAACAGCGTCAATAGTTCCTCCTATAGCAGCACCAGCAACCGCACCGGGCGCACCTCCAGCTATTGCACCAATACTTGCACCTGTAGCTGCTCCAGCAGGCAAAAATCTTGAAGCAGCAGCACCTATAGCAGCACCTCCAGCAGCTTGCGCCCCCACACTCATCTTGCCAAACGCACCAGCAAAACGACCACCACCTCCTTGTGTAGCGATCAATCTCTTCATGTCTTTTTCTGTTTCTCTTATAGCTGCACTTAACTTTTTATATTCACGAGAACCAATAGCTACATTATCCTTAGTTCTTTTTAAAGCATCAATTTGTCCTTGAAAAGCGTTTTTACTTAATTTGGTTTGTTTTCTTATTTCTCTTAAGGTATTTATAAATTTATCAGTACCTTTTTCTGTAAGTTTTACTGTTGATTTTAATTTTTCAAAATCTTTACCAAGACCGCTTATCTGCGAAAAACCTTTTAAATCTAAAACTAATTGAATTTTATCTATAGCTTTAGCCACTATTTTTTCTCCTTATTAAATTCTTTCATCGCCACAGATTCCATTAGTTGTAATCCTTCGAGCATTTCTTTTCGGTTATCTACATGATAGAGGTCAAACAGTCCTCCATCAAGTAATAATACCTCATATTTTAATCCTACTACACCTCCAAAG